ACGAGGATAAAGTATACAGACTTACCAGAGATGCAGCACCTCTTTCATATATGCTGTCATCAAAACACACAAAAAGAAAAGCCTTACTATATTTCGACGAAGAAACAGGAATCAATAGAGCTTTACGTTATGCTAGAAACCAAAAATCAATCTTTGAAGATGAGCAGGATGGTAACGCAATATTAGAACCCATTATATTTGAAGAAGGAATGTTGAGAGTTCCAAGGCAAAATCAAATCTTACAAGAATTTTTAAAACTTCATCCAGGTAATGGGAATGTTTTTTATGAAGTAAACAATGAAAAAGATGCTGCTCAAGACATGGAAGCCATGAACTTTGAATTAGAAGCTCAAATAGCTGCACGCGATTTAAGCCTTTCTAAGCTCGAAAGTATTTCAAGAGTAGTATTGGGTGTTCGAGCAGATAAAATGACCACAGCAGAGCTTAAAAGAGATATTATGGTGTTTGCCAGAAGAGATCCTCAAGAGTTTTTAGATCTAATCAATGATCCTATGGTTGAATTACAGGATGAGGTAGTTAAGATGTTTAGCGCAACTTTACTGCAAATGAGAAATAAAAACAGAGATGTGTATTTTAATTTGAAGAAAAACAAAACTAAAATGCTTACAGTTCCTCATGGCGAAGAACCATCATTTATTGTTGCTTCTTATTTTCAAACTGATGAAGGCGTAGAGTCCTACAAGCTGTTAAAGAAAATGCTAGAAAAATAAAGGGGTATATCCTCGAATAAATCGAAACGTATTTTTTTTATGTATCTTTGTATAAACACTAGATACGATGATAAACGAAGTACGAAATGCAGTAATGGCTGTAATAAATAAAAATAACTATGGGTATATTTCACCCAGTGATTTTAATTTATTTGCAGAACAAGCGCAACTTGATATATTCGAGGATTATTTCTATTTATACAACAACCAGCTTAATGCTGAAGTAATGCGTAAATCTGGTACAGGATACGCAAACATTACCAAGGGTATTGTAGAAGTCATAGATAGTTTTTCTGTTAACACATTTCTTACACAAATAAACGCTAATACATACAGACTTCCTTCAGATTACTATTTAGTCGATAAAATATTTTACTATTCAAACTTATTAGATTCAGGAACAGCTACAGCTACTAGCGGTTCTTTATTAATTGAAGCAGGGCAAAATTTTTTAACTACCGTTACCCCTGGTAGCCTAGTGGTTAATACCACTGTTTCATTGCAGGCATTTGTTGTGTCTGTAGATAGTGACACTCAGCTAACGTTAAGTAGCCCTATAATTGCAGCTGGACAAAATTATTCTATATATTCTAATACTCATATTAGAGAGGTAGAAAGAGTAACGCAGAATAAAATATTTTACCTAACCAATTCTAACATTGCTGCTCCAACTACAATGTTCCCAGCATATGTATTAGATAGCGCAACTGGAACGGCATTAGGAAATACAGTTACCGTTTATCCTACGACTATCACTGGAGCAGCCGATATACACGCTCAATACGTAAGATACCCGCAAGCTCCAAAATGGACTTACAATACTCTTGCAGGAGGAGAGCCGGTGTTTAACGCATCTGCAGCGGACTACCAAGATTTTGAGCTACCAGAATCAGACATGAATGGTTTAGTTAATAAAATTTTACAATACGCAGGTGTGTCTGTAAGAGAAGCAGATGTTACTAAGTTTGGTCAATCGTTGGAAGCAGAAGATAGATTAACAGAAACTACACAATAAGATTATGGCATATTTAACAGGTTATCAATATTACGAAAATTCAGGCAACATTCCAGAGGATGCAAATTGGGGTAGCTATCAGTATGTTTCATTAGAAGATATAGTAAATAATTTTATGCTTATCTACAATGACAATTTACAGTTAATTAACAATGTTAACAGATACCAGGTTTTATTCTTTGCTAAAAGAGCCATACAAGAATTAAATTACGATGCATTCAAAGAAATTAAAGTTTTAGAATTAGATGTATGTGACAGATTGAGATATGTGTTACCTCCAGACTATGTTAACTATGTTAGAATTTCTATGTATAAAGACGGCATGTTATTGCCGCTTAGCGAAAACATACAAGTTAATTCAGCTAAAAGTTATTTGCAAGCTCATGATTGTAGAATACTGTTTGATATTAATGGAAACATTTTAGAAGCAGAATATTCGGCTTTAGACAGGCAAAGAATTGCAGGTACCAAAAAATCTATTTATCTTGGTGAAGGCCAGTACAACGGTAGAATGGGGTATTGCGTAGATGGCTGTTGGTATTTTGATTATCAGATCGGCGCAAGGTTTGGTTTAAATACAGAGACAGCCAACATAAACCCAACATTTAGAATTGATAAAAAAGCTGGCGTTATTAATTTTAGTTCAGGTATGGCAAATCAATTATGTGTATTAGAGTATGTGTCAGACGGAATGGAGAATGGTAATGATGCAGCAGTAAGTGTAAACAAATTGTTTGAAGATTATGTTTATTCTTATATTAAGTATGCTATTTTAAACTCAAGATTAGGTGTGCAAGAGTTTATAGTAAATAGAGCAAGGAAAGATAAATCAGCACTTTTAAGAAATGCAAAAATTCGCCTAAGCGACATACATCCAGGTAGGCTTTTAATGAATCTTAGAAGTCAAGCAAAGTGGATTAAATGACGGTAATACAAACTAATTTTATTAAAGGCCGAATGAATAAGTCGGTTGATGAAAGACTACTTCCACCAGGTGAATACGTAGATGCTTTAAACGTGCGCCTTGGTTCCACTGAAGACACAGAGATAGGATCGGTAGAAAACTCTAAGGGCAATTCATTGATAGCAGAATTAACTTATGATGGTGTAACTCTAGATCCTGCAAGCACAAAATGTATAGGTACTGTGGCGGATGAAACTAATAATACTATTTATTGGTTTGTTCATGATTCTGCTAACGCTCAATCAGCAACAGGTAAAGTTGATATGATTGTTTCTTTTAACACTATAAACAACAATTTAATATACCACGTTGTATCTACAAGTGTTTTAAATTTCAATCCTGCATATTTAATTAATGGTGTAAACATTATAGATGAGTTGTTGTTTTTTACAGACAACTTGAATCCGCCTAGGTGTATCAATGTTACAAGATCTTATCTGCCTCCTACAGCCTTGGATGTAGATCAAATTACTAATGCTGATTTGAATGTAATAAAAGCACCACCAATGAATGCTCCTACTATTACACTCTTACAATCTGGTCAAGAAGAAAATTTTTTAAAAGAAAACATTATAAGTTTTGCATATAGATATAGATACTTAGATGATGAATATTCAGCGATTTCACAATTTAGTGAGATTGCATTTGTGCCTACTTTTTTCAGTTTAAATACTAGCGATTTATCTAATGCAGGCATGGAAAATAATTTTAATACTGCAGAGGTTACCTTTAACACTGGGAGCAAATTAGTAAAAGAAATAGATTTACTATTTAAATATGCGAACCAGCCAGGTGTTTATGTTATACAAAAATTTAATAAAGGCACATTAGGTTGGCCAAACAATATTAATAGGACAGAGGTATTTAGACACAATCAAATTTATACAGCGCTAAGTGACAATCAATTAACAAGATTGTTTGACAACGTTCCAAGAACAGCAAAAAGCCAAACTATCATGGCCAACAGATTAATGTATGGTAATTATGTGGATGGTTACAATGTAAACAATCAATTAAATTATTCTGTTTCACAACAAGTTGAAATTATAAACTTAGAAAAATTTACAGGTGTTCTTTCAAATGGAACCTACACGATAGATATAAATAAAACAATTACAAACTCCGTAGCAACATTTGATTTTACCAATATAGATAATGCAGCTTCATTAAAGCAAAACACACAAATAGGTCTTGATTTTAATTTTCAATCTGAAGATTTTGATGCGCCAGGTGGGGGCGCAGCTCCAGGAACTCCTAACCAAGCTTTAACCACTCTATCTTTTAACATAACTTTAAACCAAGACTACAACAGTATATACGATTTATTTACCAGTACGTTTGTTACTGAAAGATTAGGCATTGCATCAAATATTGTACAAGGGCCATTTATGACAAACAATCCGTGTACCGGGACAACGCTTACTGACATATTGAACTGTGCTATTACCAACCAAGGTACGTTTCAACATTCATACTCAGGAATAGACGCTAGGGATGAGCCTATAAAAATTACTGCAAATCCGGGTAGTTCTTCTGTAAGCTTTCAATTAGTAGCTGCTGAATTTGATGATTCAACATCAGGTGCTGCTTCAACAGATATGTATGGTTACTACAAATTTACTGCCGCTCAAGCTGATTATTCATCTAATGGAAATAGAAAAAGCTTGCATAGCAACAGAAACTACGATGTAGGAATTGTATATATGGATGAATACTTAAGAAGTACTACAGCTCTTACTTCTAGAAACAATACTATCTATATACCGCCTGCGAGTTCTATTACAGCAAATAGCTTAAGGGTAACCATTCCCACTACTATGACACCTCCAAGCTGGGCTAGTAAATATAAATTTGTAATAAAGAGAGCAGAAGACACTTATGAAACTATTTATTCTGTCATTGCGTTTGATGATGATGCTACTAATTCTGTATGGGTTAGACTAGAGGGGGATAATCAAGTAAAAGCTAAACAAGGAGATTTTTTAATTGTAAAAGCTGATATAAGCGGGCCTTTAAACATTGTAGTTAAAACCAAAGTTTTAGCCATAGAATCAAAAGGAAATAATTTTTTAACACCTGAGTCTTCAAGCGGTACAAATCCATTTATAACTGAGCCAGCTGGTTTATACATGAATCTTAAACCTCAAGGCTTTACAATTACCGATGATGTAAGTGGATTTTTCGATAGCGGACAACACGGAGGTAGGAGTGCAAAAAGAGGAAATCCTATAGCAAGAGCAACTATTCCTTTATATAGAGAAATAAATGACGGAACCGGTACGATAACTGTAGAGAATATAGCTATACCTGAAGGATCTATTGTTAATTTTGCAATAAGATTTAACAGAAACGCAAGTGATGGAAGCTTTTTAGTTGGAACTTCAACTCAAAAAACCTATGATTATTTTAGACCTGTAACAGCTTCACAAGACTACAACTCATTATATGAATTTGTATTAGGAGAAGGAATAGATTTTACTGAAGGGGTTGGCTCTGGTACAGGGGTATTGCCAGGTAACAATTTTGACCCCGCATTAAGAGATGTGACTACAGGACTTTTTGATCAATCTACAGGCGATAATGAATATCAGTTTGGAACAGTCGGTGCTGCTACCCCGGCAACTGGAATTGTAGCTCAAACCGATCCTGGGGCATTATTAAGTTTACAACTGCGTAGTGGAACAGGCGGTGATAGCGGACAAAGAACAACAGTGGATGGACAGATTACCATAAATATAGGAACAGCTTCATTAATATTAGAGACAGAACCTTTAAATGCAGATTTAGACTTGTATTATGAAAATGAAGAAGTGTTTGAAATCACAGGTGGTTTTCATCAATCGGGCTCTAAAACTGGTGACCAAAATCAAACCGCATTACTACCCGGTATAGTAAATCTAGGATTTTTTGATTGTTTTGCTTTTGGTAATGGAGCAGAAAGCTACAAGTATCTAGATGAATTAGATGGATCTAGCTTTACATTAGGGCAAAGAACAACGTCGGTAGTTGAAGAAGACTATCAAGAAGCAAACAGATATGCGAGTGTCACTTATAGTGGATTATACAACGCAGAAACAAACGTAAATAGATTCAACGAATTTAATTTAAGTGATGGTAATTTTAAAGATTTAGAAAAATCTTTTGGCGATATTAATGTGTTGCATTCATTTGAAACTAATTTATTAGTTCTACAGCAAGATAAAATATCTAATGTATTATTAAGTAAGCAAGCGTTACAAGCTGCTGAAGGATCAGGAGTAGTTGCTACAAGCACAGCAGTGCTAGGAACTCAGGTAGCCAGAATTGAAGAGTACGGTATTAGTAATAACCCCGAAAGTTTTGCGGCTTATGGAGATAGTAGGTATTTTACAGACACAAGTAGAGGTGCAGTAATTCAATTAAAAGGAACAGGTGGAGTTAGCGACAAGCTATCACTTATTTCAGAGTTAGGAATGAGGAGTTATTTCAGAGATAATTTTATTGAGTATCCTGACACACAAAAAATTGGAGCTTTTGATCCATACATGAATGAGTATGTGTTAAGCTCAAATACAATTGGATTGCCAAACGCATATCAAGCTAATACAGAAATCCCTATAGAGTGCGGTACATCGTTTGGTTCCTACAATTATGATGATCCAATTATATACAATATTAATTTAGGTGAGGCGCAAGGAACTGTTACCTTTTTATACACTATAATATCAGGCACAATTGCTATAGATTATGAGTGGGGTGCGGTAACTGGAAACATACCAGCAACAACAGTGTCTGGTAGTTTTAACATAAATAAAAACGCAGCCACTCCAACAAACTTAAAGGTTACTATAACACCAACTGGATCTTATACTGCTAAGTTTAAAGCAAGCTGCCCTTCTGTTAACGAATTAACAATTATAAATGTAGCGTTAGGCACAGTGTCTGATGATGGATTATTTATTCATGATGAATTTTATTGGAGTGACGGCACAACAACTAGCCCGGTAGAAAGCGTACAAACAGCTTTTAGTTTTACACCTTTTGAAACCAACCGATTAGCTAGATATACAAGCATTACAGGTATTGAATCTGAAGGTTTGTTTCCAGCTAATAACGCCACCGTGTACATGGCTTCCAATAAAATAGACTTTGACACTTTAGTGTTTAATCCAGCGGCTGGGTATTCAGGATCTATTCCTGCGGCTGCAGATAAGTTTTCATTCTTAGTTTCTAATACACTTTACACGTCTTCTCAAGCAGACATAAATGCATTAGTAGCAGCGGCTACAGATATTACCACTGTAACTAATCCGTCAACAGGATATTATGAAGCAAACTTTACGTACAGTAATCCAAGCAATGCAACATATTTATATTTAATATATAATTACGCTGGTGTTTCACCAATTACTTTAAGCTTTGGAGCAACATCATTAATTGCTTGTTGCCTTGGAGTTTCTTCATCCTATTATTTAAACACCTCAAGCTTTAGCACAGCTACATCAGTTTACACAGATTCTAATCTTACGTCGTTAGCTCCTGATGGATTCTACAGCAATCCTGTAGGAGGTGAAGTTAGAGAACAATCTAGTGGGTTATTAATATCTAGTTCAACCTGCCCTAGTCCTTGTAATTACATTTACATTTCTTCTGTAAGACCTAGCACTACAGATATATGTACTAACAATTATGTAATGTCTGTAAGAGCTCAAGTTAATAGTAATGCTGCATTTGCAAGCATAGCGCCAGGTGACGTGCTAAGTGTCTTGCCTTTAGGATTGCCAGGGTTTATAGCGTATAGCGCGGTTCAAGACGAAGACACTTCAACAGGTACAACATTTAGAATTGCACAGGTAAATGCTAGTGGTGAAATAATAACGTTATATTTTGGAGGAACAGGAACATGTGGGGCACCACTATAAAATAAAAATATGGGAGCAGTAACATTAACATATAGCGAAACTTCAAAAGGATGGCCATCATTCTATTCATTCATTCCTGAAAAAATGGTAGGCATGAATAACTATTTGTATTCGTTCAAAGGAGGTAAGTTGTACAGACACAACACCAACACGATAAGAAATAATTATTATGGAGTGCAATATAACTCTACCATTTCAAGTATATTCAATACAAAGCCTTTAGAAGTAAAATTATTTAAAACAATTTATTTAGAATCGGATAATGCTTGGGCTGCCACTTACAATTCAGACATGCATAATCCAGGGGGTAGTTTATTATCTTCTTACTTTGTTCAAAAAGAAACAGATTGGTTTTCTTTTTTAAGAGCAGATGAGAATACGGTTAACTTTAATCTAAGATCTGCGAATGGTATCGGAGATGTTGTATCTATAGACTCCACGGATCCAGCGTTAGTGATATTGACCTTTGATGTAGAGGTGGGCTCAATCATATCAAATAGAGATACGGTTTATTTTGGAAACACACCTACATTAGGAGGTACAGTTGCAGCACACACCGCAAATACTGTAACTATTGATACCACCATAGCAGGAGGCGCAGTGCCCACACTTGGCTCGTTTATTTGCTATATTAAAAACAGTGTTGCTGAATCACACGGGGTAAGAGGGCATTATTTAGAATTTACATTAACAAACACTGACACCACTGCAACAGAACTATTTGCTGTAAAAAGCAGTATGTTTAAAAGTTACCCTTAAAATTTGTATCTTTGTTGTTAAACTTTTAAATTTATCATTATGGCAGGAGAAGAAGCAGCTGGAGGAGTTGGATTAGGCGGAATTTCAGGCGCAGTAGGTGCGCTTTTTGGCATAGCAGGAACTTTATCGCAAGCAGCTGCATCTAAAGCAGCAATACAAAGAGCTAATGAAGAAGCGGCTCTTGCTGTTGCGCAGGCTAGAGATAACATAAGCAAAATACCCGAATTGGAAAAAGAACTACCTGTAATCGCCATGAATCAAATACGAAAAGATGCGGCAAGAAGCAGGAAGCAATTACTCGATGCTGTAAGGGGTTCTGGAGCAAGAACTGTATTAGGCGCGGTTCCGAATATAGGAGAGCAAGCATTTAAAGAAAGAGAAGTAGAACGAGGAATAACTGAAAAACAACTCAAAGAAAGAGATGATGCAATTGTAAAAGCCGAACAAGCCAGACAAGATTTAGAATTACAAATGCTTACGGCAACTGGAACAGCAGCTAGACAAAGAGCTGCAGCTGCAGCTAAACAACAAGCATCGGCAATTGCTGGAGCGGGTACTTCTGCTGCTGCATTAGGTGGTGAAATATTAGGCATGAGTGATTTGTATGGAGGAGAAAAAAGAAGATTCAATAGAGCTGTAGATACATATATATCAGATACAAATGCACCCGACGCTTTTGACAGAGAGGGATTTGTAGATTATTTGAATACCAGGTCTGAGTCTATAGAAGATTTGACTGATATGCTGGGCGATCCAGATAATACATTGATGGCGGATTATTTTGAAAGCTTGGGTGATGTTATAGCTGACGAACAAATTTAACATGGCAAAAGATAATAGAACTTATTACAACCCTAGAGGCAACAGGTTTACAGGAATGTTTGATTCCGGTGAAGCGTTTGTTCCTGTAGATTGGTCAAAGATTACAGGGGATATTGTAGATAGATTACAAGCTGTAGATAAAGAAAGACAAAACAAAAGAAATGAAATCCAAACTAAGACTGACGAACTACTAACAGACTTAAGGGATTATCAAGCTGGAGGCAACAACACGTTTAATGCATATGTATTAGACGGAAGCACACAGGTAAAAGATTATATGTTAATGCAAAACAAGTTGTTAAAGCAAGGCAAGCTTGATCCAAACGCATATACTAGAAGCTCACAATTATTACAGGACGACTGGAATTCTTTTCAAGAAGCAGCTAAAACATTTAATGCTGATTATGCTGAAGCTCTAAAAGCAGCACAGGCGGGAGATGTTTCTAAATTAGGATTATTAAGCTTTGATGGGTTGCAAGCTGCAACAGATATACAAAACAGCAGGCTAGTAATCAACACTGACGGAAGATTGTATTCACAAACAGGTGATGGAAAGCTGGTTGGATTTACTAACATGAACGCAAGACAAAAAGATATTCCTAAAAATTACGACATCATGGCTGGAAGCCAAGAATTTGCTTCGACTTTAGGAAAATACAAGAAAGCTTATCCAAGCATGACAATAGAAGACATCACCCGTCAACCTGATTTTCAAAAAGCAAGAGATACATATATTGACGGTGTTCTGAATCAGGGAACCGGTAGAGACTTTTTAAGTATCTTAACCCAAAACGGATACGAACTAACTCAAGATCCATCTAAGGTAGACGACAACACCATACTGGTAAAAGCAGATTCAAATGGAATGCTGCAACCAGATAAACAATCTCTTGAAAAACATAGAGGTCGTGCAAAAGAAATATTAGAAGAAGCTATTAGTGTACAGCTAGATTACATTGAATCACCAGGTGGTACTATTTCTGCAGCTGAAAGAATAAATCAGCAAAAACTAAATCAGGAATTAAAAGGTAGCGGTGATGTGTATGCATTAGTGGCTGGCCTTTCTTCAAGGGACGCAAATACAGTTGAAACATCAGCTACGCAGTTGCTTCAGCAGTTTGGCGGAATAGAAAGAATTAAAAACATTCAGGACACGTTAGGTAGAAATACAGGAATGGAAATATTTACTACTGGATCAGCACAACCAGTACCCGTTATGTTTACTGATCCAAATGGCAATCGCAAAACAAGGCAGCAAATTACTGCTGAATTATTCCCGTTATTCTTTGGAGGTGATAATCAATTAAGTACACAGAAGTTAAGCGAAATAGCTTCAGCATATACAGGTGGATTAGATGAAGATTCGAGAAACATGTTCCAAACAGCTGGTTATTCAAATCCATTTATTGGGGAAGAACAAACAGTGTATAACCTAGATATGAGTAGGCCTAAACAAATCGCTAGAACAAATTTAAATGAAGATAAAGATCTTTTAACTCAAGCAGGTAATCACACCAAAGCTATAAACAAAGTCCTAGAAGGCACTACTAGTGATGGGGAAAAACAAAATCAAATAAGAAAACTGAACCAACAATATATGCAGCAACTGGAGCCTTTATTAAGATACACAGATAAAGAAAATAAAACACAATCTCTAGATTTAGAGATGGATTCAGGAGGAAACATAATTGTTGTTGATGGCGGTAAAACTTACACCATAGTTGACACGGTGACTGGAAATGTAAACATAAATCAATTACAAGACCTTATAAACGCAAAGCAAGCGCCAGTGGGTGCACGTACCGGAGGGGGTAAAAAGCGCATGGCAGGTTATTAATATTAAGATATGAATGAAGAAGCACTACAGGAAATATATTCTTTAGCAGTTGAAGAAGGTTATACTGGAGATTTAGCAAAATTCTACACGCTACTCCAAACAAACGGTGATGCTCTTAATACAGTTTATGATATTGCAAAAGATGAGGGATATAAAAACTCCTTAGAATCCTTTGAAGTCTTATTAGGTTTAAAAAAAAAAGAAGAAAATTTTCCAGAGTTATTTCCTTCCGAATATCAAAGTTCAAATTTACCTTCGGATTTAGATTTGAATATTAAAACTGAGGATGATCCAGATTTAAATCAAGCAGCTATAAAACGTAACGCTTTCTTTGATAAAATAAATGAAGAGTTACAAAAAGATTACGGGCAAAAAGAAGAATTAAAACCAGGTACTACAATATTGCCACAACCAACTGGCCAGCCCACCTTATCCCCAAAATCTGTAGTAGATGAAATACTTAAAAACTCTACACTGGATGAAAATAAAAAATCTATAATAAATACATTAGCTAATATTGATCCCGGTGCTGAAACGGCGTTTGTTAAAAAACAAAGACCTGTTCCAGATAAAGATGGGTATGTACCTGCCACCCCCTTTCCTGAAGAAGATGATAAACTTCAAATAGATAATACTAAATTAGCCAGCATACCTGAAAACCTTATCAATCGTATAGAAAAAATAAAAGGTTTGACAAAAAACATGTCGCAAAAACAGCTCGAGGAATACATTCAAAACAACCCTGATATAATATCTGACTTTGATGAACTTGCAAAAGTAGAACTTCAAAAATATAATGTAGAATCCCCTACAACTTATTATAAGTTTGGTAAATATTCAAAAAAAGTAGCTGAAGATAAAGATGCGCCTGCAGAAAAACTAGCTATTGTACAAGACTTGTATAGTGGTATTCAAGGATTTGATTTAAATGAACTAACTAATTATATAAATGAAACTGTGTACTCTCCATCCGGGGCTGGAAAAAGAAATAGAATTATTCAAGCAGTTCAAAATGGTAACATAGATTTATTAGCAAAATATTCTGACTCGAATTATGAAGATGAAGATGATGCGGAGAGAGACGCTTTAGCTTATGATTTAGAAAAACAAAGAGCATTGGGGTTATATGTGCAAGATAAGATTCAGTTAATAGATGATCGATTAGAGCTTTTAGATATAAATCCAGAGCAGAACAAAGAAAGGATTGACAACCTTAAAGAAGAAAGAAAAAATTTAATAGTAAATTTTGGCGCATACAATCGTCAGAACCTACCGTTTTTAAATAACTACATGTATCAAAAAAAACAGAGGCTTGCCGATGAATATGTTTCTGGTAACATGGGTTTATATAATCCGGGTGATGTTTTGCATGGAGGATATGAAGGCGCGAGAGAAGCTTTAGAAGGAGGTTATGGGGCTACAATCGACGTACTTTCAACAGCGTTTGATGCCGTAGGTTTAAATGTTTTTGCAGAAGATTTACGTATACACCGTAATTTAAATAATTTATTATGGTCAGATCCATCTGCTTTTTCTTATGCAGAAGGAAAGGTTGTAAATCATGAGGGTAAAAAATATATAGTAACCCCAGAGGGGCAAGTGATAGATGAGGAACGAGAAGTCAATGTTGCTTTTTTTGGAGAGCAAGCAGGCATTGATATAAATACTATTAAAAACAAAGCTAGAACTTCTACAGAAACAGAATCCACATTAAGTTTATATGGGACTTACTTGCAAGCATCCAATGTGACAGGAAACTTGGTGGTACAAATTGCAGGTATGCGAGGTACAGGCGCGATTTTAAAAAGAGGTGGAGCGCTAACTAGTTCGATGGGAATAGGTAGATTAAATAGAATGGCAACCATGAGAGCCAACGCTATGATTAGCACGAGTGCGGTAATTTATTCATCTACTTATAATTCAGCGTTAGAGGAGGCAAGGAACTTAGGAATTCCAGAACCAATGGCTCATAAATATGCTGATGAAATAGCTACAACAACTGGTTTAATTGGAGGTTTAGCCGCTGTAACTATTTCCCCAAACTTTGGAGCACAACAATTATTTGCCAAAACATCTCCAAAAGAAATAGCTAGATACTTAATTAAAAACAAAACCACTGACAACATCCCCGGCAAAGTTGTAGAGTTTTTAAAAGGCGCTACAATTGAAGGTACATTTGAATCCATACAAGAAGCTACAGAATTATTTGCTGAAGATTATGCAAGAAAAAAAATAAACAAACAGCAAGGGGAAGATTTATTTATACCTGTGTTTACCAAAACAAGTGTAATAAATAATACCATTGCAGCCTTTGCTTCAGCAGGCTTACTTGGTGGAGCTGGTAGGGTAAATACGTCTAAGGTTACTTTTTACAATAGACTAGGATCTAATCAAGAGTTGTTTCAAAAATACATGAAGATGTATGTGGAGCAAGGGTTAATAGATCAAATTGGTGCGGATAAAATTGTTAATGAAGTAAAGAACTATCATCAATATAAAAATAAATTACCAGAAAATTTAAGAAACAGTTCTGATGCAATCAAACTAACTAACTTGTTAGCAGAAAAAGCTAGGTTACAAGACTTATTGAAAACTCAAGATGAAGTTTTTAATAAAGATACTCGAACAAGAATAGAAGCAATTGACAACGAAGTCAAGCGTATATCAGATAAAGCTGCAGGTAAAAAGACATCACCTTCTCCAGAAATAAAAGAAGA